AGTAAAGAATGTAAGGCAAATCAAGGCAGCGACATGTCACAAGAGCTAACAGCACTTAGACAAGAAGTTCAAGCGCTTAAAGGTAGACCAAGTAAAGATCCAAGAGTTGGTAAGCTTGCTGCTGCAGTAAGAAGTTTGCTTCAACCTAATAAAAGAAAAGAATTTGGGCTTTAATACGCATATATATAAGCAGGCCCGGCACAATAGCATAAAGCTGATAGCACCAGCGTGTCGGAATCTTGTGCCCTAACAATCTTATAAATAGGAGAAATTATGCCAAAAGTACTATATACGGTCGGTAAAGGCCTTGTTCAAGAAGCAGGATCCGGCTATTCCATTGACGGTTTTGAAATGATCACAAACGATATTGCTACAACACTATTCGGATTGCATCCAATATGGGTTCAAAACTTTGGTGGTGCAGCATTAGCTGCTGGAACACATACAACCGACACCCATATGATTGATCAGTTAACACCGACTCTTACATTATATAAAATGAGCAGAGCCCTGGAAAGAGTCGCAAAACAAGGCAGAGCAGTAACTGCAAACCAGGCTGGACAAATATTTGGAGACGTAACACCAGTTGCTGGATCATTGCTTAGCATGACAGGTGTGGTAACAGGTACTACACAGTTCGCCCCAGGCGCAAAGTCTGTGCGTACAGTATCGGGAAATACAGCAGCAAATTGCGTATTAACTTCCCAGGCTGATCTAGAAGGGGATCAAGACATGGTGTTGATTTTGTTTAATAATTATTCTATTGACAATGGTGTTCACCTTGATGTTGAAACTCACGGAAACAATGAGCATCTTGCTGCTGCTTGCGAGGTGATCGTCTCAGGTGACGGTGATGATATCTTTACTAGACAAGCCCCCACGACTGACGGTCATCAAAATATCATTTTAACAGCTACGGGTGACACTACTATTTTACCGGGATCGTTTCTTTACTTAAATCCTGGTGCAGCTGCTGATGAATTAGCTATCAAAGGTTGTATTAGAACATCTGGTGGAACAATCGCAGTAACATTCGCATCTTAATAGTTAAATATTAAGTTAGTATTATACTTAAGACACCTTTCGAGGTGTCTTTTTTATTTTTCTCTCTTTGATTAGTATACTTATTAAAGAGGGGAGTATATTATGTTAAGTTTATTTTTAATACTTTTGGGTTGTTCAAAACCTGTAGAAGATACTGAACTAGTTCAAGAATCTACAATAGAGATTCTAGAGACAGGAATTGAAGCTGTTGAAGAAGTTGAAATAGTTGAAGATTGCGCGAATGTAATAGATCGCACAGCTTGTGACTTTGAGACGTTTAATAGTAGCGGTGAGCTTGTCAATTTAAGCGATATGGAAGGGAAGCCATTTGTTCTCGACTTTAGCACTATGTGGTGTGGTCCATGTCAAGCCGCAGCTGCAGGGGTCCAAAATACGCAGGATGATTACGAAGAGCAAGGCCTTATATATTTAACCGTTCTCATAGAGAATGCATCTGGCGAGCCCCCTACAGTCCAGGATTTAAACATCTGGAAAGCGCAGTTCGGTATAGCGACAGCACCTGTGTGGGGCGGAGACAGGGATCTCATAACAAGCAATCCTGTTGAGACAGCTAGCGAGTTTTTCCTACAAAGCTGGCCAACATTTTATTTCTTTGATGAAAACATGGTTATGAAAGCTTACGTGAAGGGATACTCTGAAGCATTGCTAAATCAAGGAATAGATCAGATAATAGATTGAGATGGATGGATAAACTATGCAGCTTACAGAAAGTGAGTTAAGAGACATGATAAGGGAGATTATTAGAAAGCTTTCTAAGGGAAAATATCGTGTTTATTCAAAGAAGAAAGGCAAAGATGACAAGCGTAAAAATTTAGGAACTTTTTCATCTAGAGAAGCAGCAGAAGAAAGAGAAAAGGACGTTGGATTCTTTAAGCACATTAATAAAAAATAAATTTTAAAGAAATAGAACATTAGCAACTTAAACGATATTTAATATCGGGTTGCTTAGAGTTGCGTTGGATATATATACATAAATGGGGAGCGCAACACAATGGCATCATTTGAGGATACAGCAGGCAAAACGCCTTTTGGTATATTTGATTCTGATACAGACTTTATATCTGATGCAGACAGTATCGTTACGTTTGTAAAACGAAAGCTTGGTGATGATGTTTTATCTGTTGAACTTACAAAAAAAATGATATGGGGAAACCTTGAAGAAGCATCTTTGGAGTATGGTTCAATTTTAAATCAATATCACGCAAAGTCAACAATGCTTAACTACTTAGGATATACAACTTCATCAAATGCAGAACAAAAATTTCCAAGAGAAAATTTAGAGTATCTTACAAGATTCGCAGAACCGTACGCAATGGAAGCAGGCATGGGTGGTTCTTATAACATGCTTAGCGGTTCATTAACACTGTCTGCTAGCAAGCAAGACTATGATCTGACAACAGAATTGACAGATCATTCTGGGACATCGTTATTTTCATTGGGGTCAAATGCAGTAACATCGTCAGATGGAACATTTCACTTAAAATCAAAGATGAAAGTTGCAGAAGTGTATCACTTTAATCCGCAAGCTGCATATAGATTTTTTGATACAACTAGTGCTATAAATTATATGAATAATGAGTTTAGTTTTGAATCTTTTACGCCAGAGACAATATTTTATGTATTGCCTGTCTTTGAAGACGTGCTTCGAGCAGGGCAATTAGATTTATCAAATAGAGTTCGTCGATCAAATTATTCTTATCAAATTATAGGAACGAAGATTAGACTTTTTCCTACTCCAACCAGTCAGCTAGATGGAAAAAAATTATGGATTAGAGTGAGACATTATCCTGACCCTCTGAATCCATCGTATACAGACAATTCAATAGACGGTGTTTCAAATTTAGGTAATATTCCATTCGGCAATTTGGTTTATTCAAAGATCAATTCAATAGGCAAACAGTGGATAAGACAGTATACACTGGCATTATGCCTTGAGTCGCTTGGGCGTGTTAGGACAAAATTTGGATCGATCCCTGTTCCTGGTAGTAGCATAACTCTTGACGGTGCAGCATTAATAGCAGAAGGAAGAACTGACAAAGAAGCACTTAAGACTTCTTTAAAAGAAATGTTAGAAACAATGACATATGACAAGCTAATAGAATTGAGTGCTATTCGCGCAGAAAATATTCAGAAACAATTAAAATATATACCTGTACCTAATGGTAAGGCAATTTTCTTCGGATAGGGGGTAGAGAAACATGGCAAGACTTTTCATAACACCAAGAGAGATTAATTTTATCAATGATCTGGCAAAGGAAATTGTTAAAGATGTTATAGGGCATAAAATATTTTATTTTCCAATATCTGAAATGAAATCAAAAGTACATGACGTATACGAAGAATCGCAAGATAAAATTTTTGACAACCCAATAGAGCTTGATGCAATTGTTGAATATGAACCACAGTCAATAAGGACTAATCAATTTGGTAGTGAGGAATATTTCTCTATTAAAGCGTATGTCCAGTCACGCGATCTTATTGATAAGGGCATAGAGGTTTTAGAGGGTGATTTCTTTTCATTTGGAAAAACATTTTTTGAAATAGTCACTGCACCTGACTCAACAACGCTTATGGGTCAAATCGAGTATAAAGGTTTCACGACACTGACAGGTAAACAGGCAAGAAAAGGGCAATTTTTGGCACAAATATTTGGCCCAACTTCCGAAGCGTATACGGATGATGATGCAGTTCAAAGCTCATTTTATCAACAGCGAGGTTTTGCAAACAACAAAGCAGGTGAAACAGGTGATGTTAGATCATTGCAAAAGAAAGGTGTTTTAGAAAAACCCATATCAGGCCCTAAAGAGGTTTCAACAAAAGGTGATGCAACAAGCGCAGGTTCTTCTTTTTATGACGAGTAAAGAAAATGAGTGAAAACGATTTTAAGAATTACGAAGCTGGTGTTCCTGACAATTTTGAAATACCAGCAGCAGGTATTGAAAATATAGATAGATCTGTTTTTGACTTATTTGACAAAGACATAGGTTTTCAAATCGAAACAAATGGAAAAATTCAAAAAGTTCCTGTTGTGTTTGCAGCAGGTGAAAGGTTTGCACTGACAAGAAGAAAAAATCCTATAAGGGATAACAATAATGCGCTTATACTTCCGCTCATATCAATCGATAGAACCTCTATAGACTTTTCACCGAATCAAGGAAATAGAAAGTCTGCAATTGCAACGAGGGATCAATTTAATTACGTAATAAAAAAGAGATTAGCGTCAGAAGATAGAGAATATCAAAATATAAAAAATAAGTCTAGTCTTAAAAATCAAAATAATGTTGCATCTAGAGGGCATTTTGCATTGAACACAATCTCACCGGGTGACGTTGCAATATCATTGGGCGAAAATTCGACAATTGCTTCACGTCGTCAAGGGACTCCGATAAGCTTTTCAGGCGGCGGCGGATTGATAGGAATTGACTCAAAGAGTAGTCTTGGCGATAATATCTTTGAAGTTATTCAAGTGCCGTACCCTATTTTTATAGCAATAACATACAAAGCGACTTTGTGGGCACAGTATATGCAACAAATGAATCAATTGCAGGAAATTTATCTTACAAAAATGAAAGGACAAGCGTCAGAATTTGTCTTGAAAACAAGTGAAGGATACGAATACGTTGCAAAATCAAGTGAAGTTTTTGCATCTGATACAAATTTTAGTGACTACACAGAATCAGAAAGAGTAATTAAGACATCTATAGACATAGTAGTACCCGGTTATATTATCAACCCGAAACACCCGGGCATACCCAATCAATTAAGATCTTTTTACTCTGCACCTCAAATAGAATTTGGATATCATACAGTCAATTCACAAGTTTTTACCAAAAAAGAGAATTCTAAAAATGACCCAGATAAATTTATTTTATCAGATTTAGAAACAATTGAAGAAATTGAGAATAGACCTGAGAGAGGTCAGACAGATGCTTTAATTGCTGAGACAATTGAAAACCCATTTTCAGGTGAAAGCAAAGTACAATTTTCAAGAATTATCAATAGAAACAATAGATCTGGTGAAACTGTTGCATCGAGCTTGATAGTTAAAAAGATAGAGACACAACATGACTAAGATAAATCAAATTTTAAACGATACTTATAACAGATAAGTAATAATAGGAGACCGTAAATGGCTGAGCAAACATTCAAATCTCCCGGATTTTTTGAGAACGAAATTGATCTCTCTATTAGAGATCAAAAAATAACAGGAGTTCCAGCCGGAATAGTGGGTACAGCAAAGCTCGGGCCGGCTTTTGTTCCAATAACAGTCGGGTCAATGGCTGATTTTATAAATCAATTTGGCAATTTAGACCCTGATAGATTTGGCCCATATGCTGTTAATCAATTTTTAAGACATAGAACTGCATTAACTTATGTGAGGGTATTAGGCGCAGGAGCAAATTCATCTGCATCTGACATTACAAACACATTAACACAAGGTGTAGTAAAGAATGCGGGTTTTATAATAAAAGCTGACGACGCTGCCTCACATGGCGCAGCTGCAGGAACAATGGCAAAAGCAGGGTGTGTCCAATTTATCGTAGGCGAGCATGAAATTGTTGAGACAGGACATGAAACAAGTGCTTACCCACTTTTTACAGATAATGATTCTTTCAAAAGTTCTGTTGCTGCAAAAATTAATCTTGTAAGAGGTATGGTTTTCTTATCTTCTGGTTCTAGACTTCAAATTCTTAATCATAATGGAAATTATTCTTCTATAGCTGGCGCAGTAAATGCAGATGCAAATGCAAAGATATCAAGTTACGATGGCACAAAAGATCAGGGTATGTTTAAAATAGTACTTTCTTCCTCAGCAGGTTCAGCAGCGACTGCAACTGAAGGTTATACTGGTATCACAATATACACAGCATCGCTTGATCCTTCTAGCGATCACTACATAGGTAAAGTTTTAAATACGAATCCAAAAGATTTTAAAACTGAACATCATTTGCTTTACGGTGAATTCCCAGTTGAGAGTGAGCTAGTAAGAGCAAAATATTCAACTGACTACGGTACTGTTGCAGTTTTATCAGGAAGTTCAACATTTATCAACACGTACGGAAGATTTGATACAAGATATAGCGGTGCAAAGACAACATCATTCATATCTCAACCCTACGGCGATACTGAGTATAATTTATTTCATTTTGAATCTTTGTCTGATGGTGAAATTTCAAACAGGCAAGTAAAAATATCAATCGCAGAATTGAAAAGATCAACTGATCCAACTAATGAGTATGGAACATTTACAGTTCAAGTAAGAGCCTATAAGGACACAGATATTGCCCCTGAAATACTAGAACAGTATACAAAATGTACACTTGATCCGAATGATGAAAATTATGTTGGTAGGAAAATTGGAGATAAGAAAATATACTACAATTTTGATGCTGTATCTGATGATGAGCGAAGATTGACAGCATCAGGGAAGTATAAAAATAGATCAAAGTATGTAAGAATAGTTATGAATGCTTCATTTGACACACCAGGGAATATACCTAAGACAGCACTTCCTTTTGGATTTAGAGGCCTCCCCTGCCTAGCAACAAATTCTTCATTAAAAGATGAAGGTAGTGGCGGAAGACTAGGTGATGCAGTAGCTGGGAAAACAAATCTTGCCGGCGGTGGTTCATACGGTTTGACAGGTAGTATTGTCCCGCCTGTACCTATGACAATTAAAGCTACAAGAGGGAAAACAAAAGAGTGGGGAAGCTTTTTTGGGCGTCCAGGAGATGCAGAAGTTGCTGATCCTAGAATTTACTGGGGGGTTAAGACAACAAAGCTTCCATCGTCAGCTAGCATGTCGCAAGCATTGCTAGCAACAAATGCCGGAGGCGCGCACAATCCGCTAATTGATAATTACACCAAGTTTTTAGGAATAAAAGAATTGGGTGCTATAACAACAGGCTCGGCTTCTGACACGCTTAACAATAATAAATTTACATTAGCACGTGTTGCATTTTCAAATACAGGAACAGCAGCATCGATTACAGGATCAGCTAGTTCTCATATCTTAGAGACAGCATATGTTAGAAACGGCGCCGTTAATCCTAGTACGTATACAGTATCTGATGGATCGATAACAGCAAGACTTACAATGGCAACACTTGTCGCGAATTCTGACGCAAAGTATTTTAATAGATTTGCAAACTACACAAAATTTACAAACATAATGTACGGTGGTTATGATGGCGTTAATATTCTTGATAATGATGCTATGACTTTCAGTGACAAGGCAAGTTCTTCAGATACAGGCGGGAAAGCAGTTGGTGATGTTAGTGGAAGATTAGGATTGCATGCAGATTATTCGCCAGGTGCAGGGTTGGATAATAATATCGTTGCTTCTTATAGAACAGGCATAAAAGTAATTACAGACCCGATGTCTTCAAGAATTAATCTTCTAGTAATTCCTGGAATAAGAGATTCTTTTGTAACAGATTACGCTGCTGAAAGGACAAAGGAATATGGAAAGGCAATGTATGTCATGGATATTCCTAGCTACGGCGAAGATA